GAGGGAGATGATTCTGATTCATGGAATTTAGATGATTGGTTAGGTAGACCCGTAAGGGAAGATATAAATAATGACGGTTCTTCTATTTGGATAACCACTGATCAAACAGTTCCATTAAAGGAAGTAGTTTATAGTAAGTTAAGAAATAGAAATGCACCAAAATTAGATGGAAACCAAATAATTTTAAATTCTGATAGAGTAGTTTTTAATGCGAAGAAAAGTCATATTTTTATGTCGGCCGCAGAAGCAATAGATATTTCTGCAAATCATATGATCACTTTACAATTAAATGATGAAAATGTATCTGGTGGTTTAACTCCTAAAAGTGATTCGGGTAAATTAAAATTGGGAGATATGGATGCAGACCAACCAGTTCTTGGTGGAAATCAAACTATGGAACTTGTTAATAGATTGTCACAGATATTAGAAGAATTTGCTAAAAATTTAATACCAGCTGTTGGAATAACAACTGCTCCTGGAGCTCCAGTACCTATAAGTCAGATTAATATAGCTGCAGCAGGAATGTATGCTTCTCTTGCAAAGTGGAGGACTAGATTAGATGAACCAAAAAGTAGAAGTGTTAGTGTTGCACATATAATTGGACCAAAAGTACCTGGTGAAAAGGGATAGGATAGGAGAAGTTTAATGCCAATAAGATGTAAATCAATAGCAGGACTAAAAGTAACATTAGTATCAGGTGATAGAATAATACCAGGATGTGAATTAATATATGGTTCTGCTTTTATAAATGGTGAGAAGGTTGATTCAACTTATCAAGGTGGAACTGAAGAATTCCCTCCACTTTTTTTTGATGAAGATGATATGAAAGCGTATGCCGGTGAGAATGGAGCAACAGTAATATGGCCTGAAACTGGCAATGATGTTTATCAATATTCTCGCGGAGAAACTGTTCCAGTTGGAACTGAAGTTTATCAAGGAGAAGTTAAAGACGGTGGAGTGTGGCATGATGCACCACACACTGTAGAAAACGAAGGAGCTACGGCGGGACCATCAGATGCTGATATGAGTCCTCATGGGGCCGAAGATGATGATGAAGATGGTGGACCACCTGCAACAACAGGAACTCCTCCAGAGTCAGAACAACTTCCTGGTTTTTGTGATCCAACAGGGGCCTTTCCTGGAGATGATGACATGGCATGGTTTCGTGATTTGGCGAATATGGAATTGCCCGATTTAAAAATGTTAAATTTAAGTGGATTTACAGCATTTATAACAAAACAATTATCTAAACTTAATGCCGCTATAGCCAAAGTTAATGAAGAAGTTGATGCACTTGTATCTAAAGCAAAACTTGATCCAGAAAAAATTTGTACTGAACCAGTAAGAAATTTTATTACATTTTTAATGGACTTAATAAAGGTGTACATGAAAGTAATGAAAGTATTGCTGGCAATATTGAAAATTATTAAAATTATAAAAAGAATTATGAAATTAATTAGAAAGATTTTAAAATGGACTCCACCATTTATAGTTCCGTTAGTGGAAAAATTATTAGATTTACTTGCACTTATAGGATTAGTAGATATGATTGTTGATCTTGTAACTCAAACTGTTGGTAAATTTGCTGCAATATTACCAACATTATATGCACAATTAATATCCATTTTGGCAGGATGTGTAGGAAAACCAGTTGATAGTGAAGAATCTTGTGAAGAAGCCGGAGGAACTTGGATTGGTCCAGAAGAAATAGCAGAACTTAAAAAGTTAGCCGACAAAATGTCAAGTGAACAGAGTGCATTTGATAGAATGATGAGCGGTGATAAATCAGATGATCCGACTGAAGATGATACGGGTGTTGATGGTGGTGCAGTTGATGGGGATACATTTGGTTTTTGTTCAATAGTTGAACATACAAATAAAAAGGATTGTGAAGGTGCAGATGGAGTTTGGACAGAATTGAGTGTAGATACAGATTTTAGTAAAGTGGATACTACTCCACTTACTAATGAACTGTCAAAACAGATTGATGAATTAGATAAATGTTTTGCAGATCCAGTATTACAACAATATTTAGATGAGTTATAATATAAGGAGATCATAAAATGAAGAAAGAAGAACTAATAAAAATAATTGAATCAGTAGTTCGTAAGGAAGTTAAAAAACAAATGAATGAGATATTTATTAAAGAAGAAAACTCATCTTCACTTACCGAATTAGTTTCAAAACCAATAACTGAAAAAGAGGTTAAAGAACCTATTAGAAAACAGTATAAAGTTAAACCTAAAAAAGAGGTACATTATACATCAAACACAGCTCTTAACAAAGTGTTAAATGAAACTGTTGGTGGAGTTCCACAAGGTGAAGCTGGAGGTCCACAAGTTGGAGGATATGAAGATTATCCAACTTTAGGTGATGGAGTATTTGATTCTAATAAAATAAATGATGTTTTAGCAGGTTCACCAACAGGAGTAGCACCTACTGAAACCGTAAAACAGAAGAAACGAGATATAGGAGCAGTTCAAACTATTAAGAATGCAAGAGTAAATGTTGACCAAGTTCCTGACCATGTACAAAATGCATTAACACGAGATTATTCAGATGTTATGAAAGCAATCGACCAGAAAAGGGGTGGAACGAATTTTCGTCCATAGTGAGGTGAGTGATGACATTAGATGAAAAGTTTTTAAAGTATAAACTTGAAAAGATTAAAAATGAAGATATTTTTAAAGATCAAGATTCTGGAACTAAAAAACGGATAAGAAAGGCAAATTCTAAAAAAGCAAAAAAGGAAGCCAATGCAATACATTCTTATTTAACTGGTATAGATACTGTTCAGCCGTGGAATAGGAATAGGTCTTTTATAAGTGATGAAGGAATCCCTGGCAGCTTAACGATATCTGGTAACGGTAAGTTGGATGTAGTACAAGTAAAGGGAAGAGGAAGAGGTCCCTTATCAATACTAAAATCAAGACAGTTAAAAATCTTTAAAAAGATTTTTGATAGTTTAAATATTATATTTAAGCGTGATAGATTATCAATTGGAGGAAATTTATTAGTTGAAAAAGATTTAGAAATAAAAGGAAATCTTATTGTTTTACAGGGGACAGGACGTGGAGCGAAAAAAAGTACTACATTTCAAGGGAATCATATTTTTGATGGAAATTTAGAAGTTAAGAAAAATACTACTATTCGTAATCATTTATTTGTCAGTAAAAATACAGTTAGTGAAAATCTTACAGTTAATAAAAATTTTTCAGCTAATCAAGGTGTGTTTAATCAAGAACTTATGGTAAATGGTAAGACTGATATTAATGGGGATACAACTTTCACAAGAAATGTAACTATAGGAGGTGATTTAACGTTTGGAGATACAACACTGTCCCCAGATACAACTTCAGCAACTCCTGATGGATATACTTATTTAATGAGTGGTATATTATTACAGTGGGGAACGGATACGAGAGCTGAAGATGGAGCTTTTGTAATTGACTTTCCAACACCATTTCCAAATGCATGTTTTTCTGTTACGGTGAATAGGCAAGCTGGTAATGCTGCTGATGATCATAAAACTTATGCGGTAACAGCAAAAATAATTACTACAACTGGATTTACCATTGATAGAGATGATAATATTCATGGTGAAGATTCTATAAATTGGATAGCAATAGGAAACTAAGGAGAATATAAATGGGAGCGAGAGAAAAAGATTTAAATCCTGATGTTTTTATAGGATTACAACTTCCACTTGGATATTCAAATACAGGATTTTTTAAACAAACTAAAACTACGTTTGAGCAGGCAAAATATAATATAGTAAATTTATTTAGAACGATTCCAGGTGAAAGATTAGGACAACCTACATTTGGTTCAGTATTACATGAAATTCTTTTTGAACCAATGGAAGAAGATTTTACTGATATAATGCAGGAAGCGATTGAACGGTCACTTGAAACATGGTTGCCATACATAAACATTAAAAATATAGAAATTGTAATACCAGATTATAATATAAATAGAGTAAACATAGCAATAGATTTTGGATTGTCATTCGAGCCCGATAGATTTGAGACAGTTTCGATAAGTTTTGATCAATTTGAATCTACAATTAAAGGATAACGGAGAAAGTAAATGGCTACAAAAGGATTAAGTAGAGATGTAAGATATTTAAATAGAGATTTTTCTTCTTTCAGAGATGGTTTAATTGAATTCGCAAAAACGTATTTTCCAAATACATATAATGATTTTAATGAATCAGATCCAGGTATGATGTTTATTGAAATGGCATCATATGTAGGAGATGTGCTTTCATATTATATTGATGAACAATTTAAAGAGAGTTTATTAACATATGCAGAAGAAAAGAAAACCATATATGAAATTGCACAAGGATATGGATATAAACCAAGACAGACTTCAGCAGCAACTGTAGTATTTGATGTATTCCAAACTGTACCGTCTAAGTCTCCGGCAGTTACCCTTCCCGGTGGTGATGTTGGAAATCCTCCAGATGAAAATTATTGTTTAACAATTCCAGCTGGAATGCAGGTAACATCTGTTAATGGAACAGTTTTTAGAACAACAAGTGAAGTAATTTTTAGAGATTCAAGTTCATTAAGTTCAAGAGAAGAAAGCATTGCTGAAGTTAATGATGATGATGAAATTACTAAATGGTTATTTAAAAAACAAATTAATGCGGTTAGTGGAATAACTACAACTGAGTATATACAATTTGGAGCAGCAGAAAAATATAAAAGAATTGCATTGAGTACTGGTCCAGTTTTAGAAATTTTATCTGTAACAGACAGTGATGGATATTCTTGGTATGAAGTTCCATTTTTAGCACAAGATACTGTTTATGCAGATTTTGAAAACACATCTTTAAATTCTCCAGATTTGGTTGCTGGTAGAAATTTTGCACCATTTTTATTAAAACTTGTAAAGACATCTAAACGATTTAAAACGTTTATTAGACCAGACGGTAAAACAGAATTAAGATTTGGTTCAGGAGTCGCAGCAGGGGCTGATGAAGAAATTATTCCAAATCCATCAAATGTAGGTTCTAATTTACCGGGTACTCCAACGTTCCTTGATACATCATTTGATCCAGCAAACTTTTTAAATACAGAAACTTATGGTCAATGTCCAACCAATACAACATTAACAATTAGATATTCTTATGGTGGTGGTATTGGTGATAATGTAGCATCACATCAAATTCAAAATATTAGTTTGATTAATCCTGAAATTGATGCTTCGACCATTAACCAAACAACAGCAACTTTACGAACTCAAACTCAAAATTCTGTAGCAGTAACAAATCCAAATCCAGCAACTGGAGGTAGTGGAGCAGAAACACTTGAAAACGTGAAAGTGAATGCACTTGCACATTTTCAAGCACAAAGTAGAGCAGTAACTAAAGATGATTACATAACTCGTGTATATTCATTACCACCAAAGTATGGTAATATAGCAAAAGTTTATATTATACAAGATGAACAGGTTGACTCCAAAACCGGAGAAGAAATTTCAAATCCGTTAGCATTAAATATGTATTGTTTAGGATATGATAGTAATAAAAAGTTAGTTGGATTAAATTCTGCAGTTAAAGAAAATATAAAAACATATTTAAGTCAATATAGAATGATGACTGATGCAGTTCAATTAAAAGATGCGTGGGTGATTAATATTTCAGTTAGGTTTTCTATTTTTACTAAAAAAGGATTTAATAAAAATGAAGTATTGTTTAAATGTAATGATGCACTTAGAACATATTTTAAAATAGATAAATGGCAAATAAATCAACCAATAATTTTATCTGATATAGTTTCTGAATTATTATCTATTGAGGGAGTTGCTACTGTAGTTGAACCACAAGGTCAAACAACAGAAATTAAACAATTAATTGTAGTTAAGAACTTGTGGGATCCAAGTCTTGGTTATTCTGGTAATATATATAATATTTCAGATTCAATTATTGATAGTGTACTTTATCCATCAGTAGATCCAGCAGTATTTGAAATTAAATATCCTGATACAAACATTATGGGTAGAGTAGTGGGAGACATCTAATGCATTATTTTGAATACGCAACAAAAGACACAACATTATATGAAGCAAGTGCTAGTATGAATACTGGACTTGATGAGATTCTTGAAATTAGAAAAGATATGAGTTCAGATGGTGCAGTAGTAAATGTTTCTCGTGCTTTAATTAAATTTGATTTAACTTATATTTCTAAATCTGTTGCAAGTAGTCTTATAACAAGTCCTACATATTATTTAAATTTATATGATGCTAACTCAAAAGAATTAAATATATCACAAACTTTATATGGATATCCAATTAGACAATCTTGGACGAATGGATCTGGAAAGTATTTACATTTTCCAACAGTTGATGATGGTGCAAGTTGGAAATATAGAGATGGTGATGTAAATGCAACTCCTTGGTTTGGAAGTTATTCTACAGTACAAGGTAATACTTTTGCAAGTGGAACTTTAACCATTAATAATGGAAGTTATGATAATGAAGAAGTTACTATTGGTGGAGTTGATTTTGTATTTGTAAGTGGTTCAACATCTGTATTTGATAATAGTTCAACCGAAATATTTGTAACATCAGGTTCAACTACTGGTAGTTCTATTAATAATTTACGAAATACTATTAATAACACAGCAAGTGCTTCTTTACACGGATTACCAATTTCTGCTAGCGTAGTTGGTAGTGACCCAGATTATTTAATATTATCTGGAAGTTCTGCAGGAACTAATTCTAATTTAACTGCAGCTTCATCTTCAGGATTATTTGTATTTAATGGAAGTAGTGCGTATGCCGTAGAAGGTGGAACGGACACATCATCAACATTATCTGGTGGTGGTGGAACTTGGTATAGTGGGAGTGGATATGAAGCATCTCAATCTTTCACACACGAACCTTCAGATTTAAGAATGGATGTAAGTGATATTGTAAATAAATGGTTAGATAGTACAATTCCAAATGAAGGATTTATGATAAAAAGAAGTGGTAGTCTTGGAAATAGTGATACAAATGTAGAAGAAGGTAATGTTACAAAATATGGACATTTTATATTTTTTGGTAGAGATACACATACAGTTTATCAACCAAAATTAGAAGTTGTTTGGGATGATTCCAAATGGGCAACAGGTTCATTATCAGCACTTTCTAATACTGAGGTTGAAGATATGGTTCTTTATATGAGAGGATTTCGTCCAGAATATAAAGAAACTTCAAAAGTAAAATTTAGAGTAGTTGGTAGAGCAAGGTATCCCGAAAAGTCATATTCCACAAGTGGATATAGTACGGGATATACAACAGCAAAATATTTACCAAGTGGAAGTACTTATTATGAAATTAAAGATGCTTATACAGAAGATGTTATTGTACCATTTGGAAGTGGTTCAATTGTAAGTTGTGATTCAACAGGAAATTATTTCAATTTGTGGATGAATGGATTACAGTCTGAAAGATTTTATAGAATAAATTATAAGGTAGTAAGTGGCAGTGGGACTGCTGATGAAACTGTTCAATATTTTGATGAAAAACATTCCTTTAAAGTAGTGAGATAAAATATGCCATATACAGAAATAGCTCTTCAAAATCTTGAGTTTTATCAAGATATGATTCGAGAAGATGAGGTTAAATATTTAAAACATATACAAGAAAAGACTGAATCTGGAAATGTAGATGATGGCATTTTGCGTGATAATAATGGGACTATTATTTTGTTTGAAAATATAATTTCGGGTGAAGGAACTGATGGAACAAGTTATACTGTAGGAGGTTTACATACTCTTATTTGGGAACTTGGATACTTTATGTATGAGGATAATGAAGAAGAACTTAATAAAATAATCGATAGAGAATTTACGGAACTTTAATGCCAAAGAAAAAATTTTTAATAACCGATCCAATAACTGGAAAATTATCAAGATTAAAAGCAAAAGATTTGCCTCTTATAGGAATAACTGGATTAGATAGTGGTGATCCCGTAGCCCCATTTGGTGATCTTGAATCAGATTTAATTGAATATTGTCTTTATACTATTGATGATGATTATATAGCTTCAGGTGAAATTAGACATCCATTACCAGAAAATTTAGATGTAGGTCAATATGTTAGAAATCTTGGTTATAATCGCGGAACTTATAAAATTGTATTTAATTTTTTAAGA